AGACTATTCTCCGAATACCCCGACTGGGCAGGCTTCAAACAGGAGCGCGTCAGGTCATTGTTGAAGCTCGACGGCGACGACATGGATGACCTGCTGACAGCCGGTTACCCCCAAGCCTTCCCCCAAGCCTTGGGGGAAGCTTTACCCCAAGCCTTCCCCCAAGCCTTCCCCCTACACACTGCTACTGCTACTGCTACCTCAGAAACTAACGTTTCTGAGGGGGGTGTGGGGGGAGGGCCTGAGAGGCCAAGTCCTCCTGACACTGGCCAGGACCGGGCGGGCGAAGCGCAGCCAAAACGGAAACCATCAAAACCACTTCCAGATAATTGGACCCCCACGGATAACCACTGGGAATACGCCAGAACCCACAACCTCGACTTAGAAGCCGAGGTAATCAACTTCAAGGGCCACGCTGAAACGCACGACCGAAGATGCGCCAACTGGAACTCCGCATTCTCCATGTGGCTCCGCAAATCCAAGCCCAAGGCACCCACCCCGCAAGGAGGTGACCAGTTCGTGCCCGACCAATACAGGATGTTCAATTGACCGACCCCACCAACGCTGAAGACCTCGTCATCGGCTCAGCACTACTCACACCCGACGCCGTCCGGTTCGCCTCACCCATCGTCACCCCCGACGACTTCGCAGACCCCCGCAAAGGCACCCTGTACCGGACCATCATCCGGTTACACGCCAACGGGCAGCCCGTGGAACCGTTCACCGTCCACTCCGAAGCCGTGAAGGACGGCCTCAAAGGCATCAGCCTGGTTGACCTTCACGGCATGGTGGAAGCCACCGGATCGTCAGCGTCGATCACGTACTACGCCGAGCAAGTCCTAGACGCCTCTGTAAGACGCAAACTCGCCGCCACCGCCCAGAGACTGCTCCGTGAGGCTTCTGATCCGTCTACGGCCCCCTCAGAGGCCGCACAAGCGGCAAAGGACGCACTCACCGGCCTGCGGGAGAACCGCCGCATGACCACCAAAACCCTCACGCAGATCCTCGACGAACCCGACGACCACGACTGGCTCATCCCCAACCTCATCGAACGAGGCGACCGACTCGTCCTCACCGGCTTCGAAGGCGCAGGCAAAACCACCTGGCTCCGACAAATGGCCATCTGCATCGCCGCCGGCATCCACCCCATCAACCTCAGACACCTCGAACACCCCTCAAACGTCCTCGTCATCGACGCCGAAAACACCGAAGCCCAATGGCGCGGAGCAACCCGCAAAATGGCCGCCACCGCCGCCCAGTACGGGCCACGACCACCAGCCGACCACGTACACATCCACGCACGAGGCCGACTCGACATCACCCGAGACTCAACCCTCGGAGAAATCCACCGACTCATCGACCAACACCAACCAGACATCCTCCTCATCGGACCCCTCTACAAACTCGTCCCCCACGGCATCAACAACGACGACGACGCCGCACCACTCATCACAGCCCTCGACTCCCTCCGAGATCGAGGGCTGGCGCTTCTCATGGAAGCCCACGCGAAGAAGCAAGACATGTCCGCCGGCGCCAGAGATCTCGCACCCAGAGGATCCGCCGCACTACTCGGATGGCCCGAGTTCGGCTTCGGCCTCTACCCCGAAGGCGACAAGCAGACCGGCGAAACGCTCAAGTCCCGCATCGTCCGCTGGCGTGGCGACCGAGACCAAGGCCGCGACTGGCCAACCGAACTGCAGAAGGGCGGACCGTTCCCATGGACCGCCGACAACGTCGCACCCGAAGTACGACGCCAGATCTACCTACCAGGAGACATCTGATGCCCGACCCAGTGCCCCTCAGAGACGTCCTCCCAGACGTCATCGACCAAATCGAAACCGCATACCTCGAACACCAAGCCGTCACGGACCAACCGGGCGGCTTTTCTCATGCCCGAAAGGACCCACCATGACCACCATCACCTTCACCGTCGAAGGCACCCCAGTACCCCAGGGCAGCATGAAGTCCTACGGCCGAGGTCGCATGGTGCACTCCAACCACGACCGCCTCACCCGGTGGCGCAACCTCGTCACCCTCGCCGGAATGCAAGCCTGGGGCAACCAAGACCCCATCGACGGACCCTGCCAAGTCCTCATCTCCGTCTACCTGCCACGCCCACACGGGCACTACGGCACCGGACGCAACGCGCACCAGCTCAAACCATCAGCCCCGCTCTACCCGCACCGCAAGCCAGACAGCGACAAGCTCATGCGCGCCATCCTCGACGCCATCACCGCAAGTCACATCTGGACCGACGACTCCCGCGCCGTATCCGTCCACCTCAGAAAGCACTACGCCGACCGATTCAACCCCGGCGCCAACATCACCATCACCACGGAGGACCACCCGTGAACGTCACCATCACCCTCACCAAAGCCGAAGCCCAAGCAATCCTCCGCCACCCCGCACCAAACCTCGGCCACGGCGTCCGACCATCCAAGACCATCACCACCGCCTGGAACAAAATCCAGGCCGCCACGCACCAAACCATCCGGGACGGCAAGGACCGGTCATGAGCCGTGACGACCGGGACAAGCGAGGCGGGCACGACCACCGCGAAAAGACGTGGGGTAGACGATCCTGCCCCTGCTGCGACGGAATCACCCCCGCCATCAAAGACCCAGACAACCGGACGCGCCGAGAACGAGAAGCCATGAAACAGGAAGACCAGTCATGAAGTGCGCACGCTGTGGACGTCACCTCGACCGCCTAGAAGGCCGCATCGGAGACCAGGACTACTGCCACCCCGACGACCCCAACCTCCCCGACTGCTACGAACTCACCTGCCACGAACAAACCCGGTGGAATCGCACCGTCCACCTCACCGACGACGTCATCCGGCGCGAAATCGAGCGCTGGCACTCACTACTCGAAGAACTACGCCGACAAGGCGACTGAAAGGACCCAGCCATGACCAGCATCCGAGACGGGCAACCCGTCGGCATCATCGACCAGAGCGGGGCCATCATCGCCACCGGAACCATCCACTTCGGAAAGTTCTGGGCGACCAACGATGAGCACAGCTACGAATACGTCATCACGGATGAATCCAGCGACGGAATCACCCCTGACCAGTTCGACAAACCGCGTGACGTCGCGACCGTCGCAGACCTGCGCGTGTCCGACATCGGGAAGACCGTACGAGTCGAACACGAAGGCACCGATCTCGTCGGCCAGCTTCTCGACTTCAGAACCGACTCCGTCATCGACGGCATCAAGACCTACAACGGAGATCTTGTCAGCCAAATCATCACCACCACGGTGAAGATCCAACTCCCCATCGCCACCATCACCGTCCCATCCAACGCCACCCTCGAAATCAAGGACCAATCGTGACCACCATCTACGGGCACAACATCGACCTACCCGAGCAAGAAGACCTCACCGGGGTCGTCACCGACGTCATCGTCCTTGCCCGAGCAATCACCTACGACGACAACGGCGAAGCAGACGAAACCATCATCGTCAGACACAACCCAAACATCTCCCACATCGTCCGACGCGGCCTGTGCGAGATCTACCTGGACGACATTCGAAAGGACGACTGATGCTCACACCCATGGTGTCGTCGCCTATTTGTTCCCCAGATCTCCGAATCAAAGACCCCGTTCTCTGCAAACGGCTAGACGCCGAACACACCCACAACCTCACCCGCGCACTCCAAGACGTCACCACCATCCAGAAAGGCCGCTGATGCTCACTCCACAGGACACCAACGTCTGCACACTCTACGGATGCGACATCCACATCGGCGAAGGGTCATTCCTCTGCGCCGAACACATCGTGGACCTGGACGACCAACTACAGCAGATCCCAACACTCAGATCCATGCTCAACCCCACCGCGAACATCGGGAAGGCACCCAAGAGCAGCGAAGGAGGAAAATCACCCTCAGCCGCATCCAAACCCCCGTTCAACCTTGAGCTAATCATCCTCGATGAGAAGCTGGCCAGCCTGCCAACCTCTGCACACGAAACCGCGCACCACGACCCTGACGCCGGGAAGGTTCTGCGCAAAGCCAAGCTCTGGGTCGAGTCCGCCCGCGCCTGGGTGTACGGCAAGCCCGAGGTTCGCGTCATCGGGAAGTGCGAATGCGGAGGCGACATCATCACCGACCAGCCACGCCAACAACCCACCGCAGACGACCCCGACCCTGTAGATCAAGGCGAATGCAACCAATGCGGGAACATCTACACCATCACCGCATCAGAAGCCCACGAGCGCATCAACGCCGAGATCATCGACGCTGAACCATCACCAATGCGATCAACCGACGTACGCGCCTGGATCCGAAAGAACGCAGGCATCCGCATCAGTGCCACCGACATTCGGAACTGGAACAGGGAGCACAAGATTCGACAGGTCAAAGATCAAGGCCAGCCGCGATACTATGCGTCAGACCTCATCCGGACTCACCTAGCCCACCTTGATTCCAAGAGACGTTCAGCCAATGGCACCACAAATGCGCGGTGATCAGGTACGATAGCGTGTAGCGGCGACGGCACAGTTGTATCCGCACCAAAACCAGGCCCGATGATCCAAGAGATCACGGGCCTTTCCTGTACCCGCTGGGGGTCACAACGGACGTGCCGCCGAGCACACCACACCCCCAGCACCAAACCCTGGTGGGGTGACCAGCGGACAATGGGGCAGGCGGCCGGTATCCAGTACTTGAGATACCGGCCGCCCTACGGGTGATTCTCACGCACCCTAATCGTGAGGCGTCCGAGTCGATAGCCCACCATTTCGGGACGGACTCACCAGCCGGAAGACGCCCGGCAGTGCTCCCCATTGCCTCCGGGTTGATGGGGTCTTTACGACGGTCGTAGCCCTGGCCTCAGGCCTGTAGCCGCGAACGTCACCCCCCGCCCTGCCGATGGGGCGGTAGAGAAAGCCCAGCGTGCACGCGGGGCACACCGGATAAGCGGGCGCTCAAAGCGCGCATCGAGACGCGTGCCCGCCGATGGCACCTACTTTCAACAGGAAGATGACCGGTCTCCAAAACCGGGCGATGCAGGTTCGAATCCTGCGGTGTCAGCGCCAGCTATGGGCAGCCAAGACTGTGGCGTAGTGCCACCGGGACGACCGGCCCAAAAGCTAATCCGCTCGCACGCCGGGAGATAGCGTGCGCCCTACTCACACTGTCTCGTCAAGATCGGCGCCACGCCCCACCTCGACCTTCACCTGCTCCAGTGCCTCACCCACGGTCGCCCCAGAAGACGCCGCCTTCAACATGACCAACCGGACAATGGCCTCATCAATCGTCAAGCCATCAAAGCTGAACGTCACCTTCGTGTTCCACGGCCCATCCGGCAACTGCCGCATGCCCAGCTGATTGCCCACCGCGAACTTGGACAGCCGAGCCACAGTCAGCTCATCCTCAGCATCAATACCAACTGTTGCTTCCACATTGCTGAACACGCTTGACCTCCACCAATCCGGCGACCGACCGACTGCCGACCGCTACGGACCAAGCCTAGCCAGCAAGCAGTGACACAAGACAGAGGTGATCGCGGATGCGCAAAGCGCGAACGATCTGCCCGAAACCAGGCTGTCCGAACATCGTCGTGCGACGCTACTGCGCAGACCACGAACGCCAATACGAACGGCAACGCGGAACCGCAACACAACGCGGCTACGGGAAAGAGCACCAATCCGAACGTGAACGATGGGCCCCCCTCGTAGACCGCGGCATGGTGGCCTGCGCAAAATGCCACACCCTCATCCGTCCAGGCACACCCTGGGACCTCGGACACACCGGCGACCGCAAAGCCTGGACTGGCCCAGAACACGCCGCCTGCAACCGATCCGCAGGCGGACAAACTGCGCACCAATTCGAACGCTGAGTAAGCCGCCGAGCGGCGCGAAGAAATCGGCGCGACCCGGCGGCGAAAACCCCCAGGGGGAGGGGGTACAAAGCGTGGTACAACAGACCGCCGGTGAGGTGTCTCTGACCTGCGGCGGGTTCAAGATGTTTCTGAGAGCGATTCTCAAAACGACTTTTGGAGGTGGCGTGATGCCGTCTGGTGGTGCTCGAAACCGCAGTGGTCCGCAGGCTGATCCGAACTCGGGGCGGTCAGATGCTCGCGGCCTGTCGTTCACGTCGTTGCCTGCTGAAGGCCGCAAGGGTGACCCGCCGATTGAGTGGCCGCTTGGCCGTCCTGCGGTGTTCGTTGAGGGCGTGGAGAATGGGCGCCCAGTGAAGGTGCTGGATGAGGATGCGACGGAGGATCGTCGTGAGCGCGAGTTGGCGTTGTGGGCTGAGGCGTGGACGTATCCGCAGGCTGTGGCGTGGGAGCGTGATCGTTGGCGGTGGAACATCGTTGCGATGTGGGTTCGTACGTTCTTGACGGCGTCTGGTCCAGAGGCGAAGGCGGCTGATAAGGGTGCGATTCATCGTCTGGGCGATCAGTTGGGGCTTACCCCGGCTGGCTTGAAGGAGAATGGCTGGCAGATTGTTCGTGATGAGGTGACGCCGGTTCGTGTGGCGCAGGATGAGCCTGCATCACCGGCGAAGCGTCAGCGTCGTTTGCGGGCTGTTGGGGATGAGTGATGGTCTGGGTCGCGTGGATTTCCCGACGTTGGGGGATCTGCTGGATGCCTGGTATGAGGCGCATTGTTCGATCCCGGATTCTGTTGGTCGGCGTATCCCGTTTCATCAGTCGGATTGGCAGTTTTGGTGCACGGCGAATCATTACCGGGTTCGTGAGGATGCGAAGTGGAACCCGGATCGTCCGCTGTTGGCGTCGGCGTTCGTGTACCGTCGCAGCCTGATTGTGGCGCCGCAGAAGACGGGTAAGGGGCCTTGGTCTGCTGCGATCACGACGGGGGAGGCTGTTGGCCCTGCGATGTTCGCGGGGTGGGCGAAGGCCGGGGACGCGTATCTGTGCTCGGAGAACGGGTGTGGGTGCGGGTTCGAGTGGGAATACGAGCCGGGTGAACCGATGGGGATGCGCAGGCCGGGCCCGCTGATTCAGCTTCTCGCGTCGTCTGAGGCGCAGGTCGGGAACGTGTACGGGCCGCTGACGACGATGCTGTTGGATGGCCCGTTGACTGCGTTGATGGCGATTCGTGAGGGATTCATCCGAGTCCTTGACGGGGATGGTGGCCCGAAGTCGAACCGTATCGATGTGGTGAGTTCGTCTGCGAAGTCTCGTCTTGGTCAGCCGATTACGTTTGCGATTCAGGATGAGACGGGGTTGTACACGAAGGAGAACCGGTTGATCTCGGTGGCGCAGACGCAGCGCCGTGGTTTGGCCGGTATGGGTGGTCGTTCGATTGAGACGACGAATGCTTGGGATCCGGCGGAGAACTCGTTGGCTCAGCAGACGTTCCAGTCGCAGTCGAGGGACATCTTCAAGTTCTATCGTCAGCCGCCCACCGATCTGTCGTATCGAAACAAGCGGGATCGGGCGAAGATCCACCGGTACGTGTACGACGGTTCCCCGTGGGTGAACCTGTCGGACATTGAGGCCGAAGCGTCAGAGCTGATGGAGACCGACCCCGCGCAGGCTGAGCGGTTCTTCGGTAACCGGCTGGTGTCGGGTGCCGGTGCGTGGCTGAAGGATGGTGTGTGGGATGCAGCTTACGCAGGTGGAATGGCTGCCTCAGCCTGACGACGGCACGCAGATCTGTCTCGGAATCGATGGCAGTGAGAATGACGATCACACCGCGATTCAAGGTGAGACCATCGACGGGTTCACGTTCACGCCACGCTATGGCCCTGACCGGCGCCCGACCATCTGGAACCCGGAGGAGTGGGGCGGTGAGATCCCTCGCGGCGAGGTTGACGCTGCGGTGGACGAGCTGTTCGAGCGGTTCAAGGTCAAACGGTTCTACTGTGACCCGCACGGCTGGTACACGGAGATTGATTCGTGGGCTGTGTCGTATGGGGATGACCGGGTTTTCCAGTGGAAGACCGGGTCTATCTCACGGATGTATGACGCGCTGGTGAGGTTCCAGACGGATCTGACGCATCAGCGCATCACTCATGACGGTTGCCCATTGGCGGCGATGGCGTTTGCGAATGCTCGGAAGATCGCGAAGCCGGGTCAGAAGTACATTCTCGGGAAACCGACTCAACATCAGAAGATCGACGTTGCCATGTCGCGCATCCTTGCGCATGAGGCAGCGTCAGACGCGCACGCTGCAGGGTGGGGCGTGGAGGCAGATACGCGCATGTTCTGTCTGTGAATGATTGGAGGCGCACATGGCGGTTCTTGGCAGTGAAGACCGTGCCATGCTTGAGGGCCTGCAGTCGAAGCTCTCGGGTACGTTTGCTGGCGACAGCGAGAACTCTCGGTATTACGAGGGGACGTGGGATCTGCCAGTGATGGGTTTGGCGGTTCCGCCGGATCTGCGCCGGTTCTACACGTGGGCGAACTGGTGCCGCACAACAGCAGATAGTGTCGCTGACCGTCTGAAGATGCGGGCGTTTTACATGCCGGGTGAGGATAAGGCATCTGAGGCGCTGCGTGAGGGCTGGGACGCGAACAACCTTGACTCTGAGTCGAACGTACACCACAAGGAGTCGTTGATCGTGGGGCGCGGGTTCGTGTCCGTGGGGTCAAATGAGGAAGATCCGGAGCACCCGCTGATTCAGGTGGAGTCGGCTCGTGAACTGGCGGTGGATATTGACCGCCGACATCGTCGGATACGTCGTGCCGCACGGTTCTACGGTGATGATGAGAGCGGGTCCGCGAAGTACGCAACCTTGTACCTGCCGGATGAGACACGTTGGCTTGAGAAGGGTTCTCATGGCTGGCAGGTCGTGGATGTTGACCGTCACCGGTTGGGCCGTGTGCCGTTGGTGATGTTCTTGAACCGCCGGCGTCTTGGTTCATGGGATGGCGTGTCTGAGTTCGAGGATGTGAAGCCTCTCGCTGATGCTGCTGCTCGTGCGTTGACGAATCTGCAGTTGGCCGCTGAGACCCATTCGGTGCCGCAGAAGTGGGCATTGGGTGTCGATTCGGCGGACTTTGTTGACAAGGACGGCAATCAGATCCCGCGTTGGCAGGCGTACTTCAATGCGATCTGGGCGTCGAAGAACAAGGATGCGAAGCTGGGGCAGTTCAGTGCGTCTGACCTGAAGAACTTCCATGACACGGTGACGCATTACGCGCAGCTGGCGTCGTCGGTGACTGGTCTCCCGCCAACGTACTTCGGTATCACGACGGTCAATCCTGCAGCAGAGGGCGCGATTCGCGCCTATGAGTCGCGCCTGGTGTTGAACGTGGAGAATCATCAGGCGGAGTGGGGAGATGGCTGGGGTTGGGTGATGGGGCTGTATGAGCGGTTCCGCACTGGTGAGTGGGTTGATGGTTCGCGCATCAAGACTGAGTGGTTCGACGCTGGTACGCCAACGTATGCGCAGCGCGCTGATGCTCTGACGAAGATGTACGCGAATGGTCAGGGTCTTCTGCCGCGTCGTGGCGCGTTGGAGGAACTGGGTTTCTCTGACCCGAAGATTGACCGCTATGACGGGTACTTCGCGGATGAGGCGGCTAGCGCGTTTGGTTCTCTGCTGAAGGAGGATCCGCCGGTTGATGCTGGTGAGTCCTGATGGTTGCCCCTGAGTCTGCCGTGCGTCATTACATGCGGGTGCAGCGTTTGAAAGCTGCAGCGCAGTTGAGGGCGCGTCGCACGTGGGCGCTGGTGGATCCGGCGCATATCGCTGATTCGTGGGCTGCGATCCTGTCTGCTTCGGCGCTGGTGGATGATGTTTCGTCTGCGCAGGTTGAGGCTGCTGTGAGCGCTTCGTCTTATGGCGCGTCTGCCCTGGCGGATCAGGGCGTGTATGACGCACCGGACGCTTTCGTTGATCCTTCTGCGTTCGGTGGGTATGCGGGTTCTGGTGTCGCACTGAAGGATGCCCTGCAGGGTGGATCGGCCCGCGCATTGCACCTGATCAAGACGGGGGCCGATACGGCGAGTGCGTTACGTCAGGCTGGTGGCCTGGTGGAGATGCGTGCTGGTACTGCAGTGTCTGATGCTGGCAGGTCTGCTGCAGGCGTGGACACGTTCACTCGACCACGGACCGGGTATGTGCGGATGCTGAATCCCCCGTCGTGCTCGCGCTGCGCGGTGTTGGCCGGCAAGTTTTACCGGCACAATCAGGGGTTCCTTAGGCACCCTCGGTGCGATTGCACGCATATCCCCACGATGGAGAACATTGCGGGTGATGCGACCACCGATCCTTACGCGTACTTCAAGAGCCTGGACGGGGACGATCAGGATCGGTTGTTCACGAAGGCTGGCGCGCAGGCGATCCGTGATGGTGGCGATATTTTCCAGGTGGTGAACTCGCGGCGTGGCATGTCTGCGAATGGGACGACCACGTTGGCGGGTACGACGAGGCGTGCGGTATGGGGCGGCATGAATCGCGGCAAGGTTCGTTTGACGCCTGAGGGTATTTACCAGATGGGCTTGTCGCGTGCTGAGACGTTGAGCATGCTCAAGCGGTACGGATACATCCTCCCTGGTGGGCAGGATCCAGCAGGCGTGCTGGGCGGCTCGGTGCGCGTGAACTACGCGAACACGATGACGGAAGCGCAGAAGCGTGTTCAGGCGGCGCGGCTGAACTGGGAGGCAGTGCAGCAGGGTCGTCATCCGCAGTCTGGTCGCACACTGACACCTGCTGAGGCGGCTCGTTACGAGGACGCGTACCGCAAGACCCTTGCCCGTGGTGGCGAGATCTACTTGCCCGGCGAGTGAGCCGGGCACACATTCCTTCCCCTTGGCGCGAGGCTTTGGGGTTCTTTCCGCGATGGAGGAAATCATGTCGGAGACGACGAACACTGAGGTGCCCGCAACCGAGCAGGCGCCAACGGACGAGCAGCAGGACCAGAAGCCGAACGACGCGTCGAACGATGAGTCGCTGAGGCCGGAGGGGCTGCGTGCGCTGCAGGCCGAACGGGAAGCCCGTAAGGATCTGGAACGCCAGCTCAAGGAGTACGAGGACCGAGACAAGTCGGATCTGCAGAAGGCCCAGGAAGCGGCTCAAGCTGCCGAATCTGAGTTGACGCAGATCCGAGTCCAGAACCTGCGTAATGAGGTGGCGCTCGCGAAGGGCGTCCCTGCGGATCTGGTGCAGTTCATGACCGGCGGCGATGAGGAATCGCTGTCGTCTCAGGCTGACACGTTGTTGTCTCGCCTCACGAGTCCCCCGACATCCCCGAAGCCGGATCTGACGCAGGGCGCGTCTGGTTCGGATGGCCCGAAGTCGACCGCTGACATGTTCGCGGCGTTCGCTGAGGGTCGATTCAACTGACCAACACTTTTGTGAAGGAGGCTGGCCAACATGGCTGGTATCGACACCAACCGCACCACCGCTGGTGCGTCTGATCTGCTCCCGAAGCAGATCTCATCCGAGATCTGGGCCAACGCTATCGAGGAGTCTGTGATCATGCAGGCTGCCCGTCAGATCCCGCTGCCGGGTTCCGGCGTGACCGTCCCGATCATCACGGGCGACTCCGAGGCCGACTGGGTCGCTGAGACCGCCGAGAAGCCGGTTTCTCAGGCGACCCTGGGCAGCAAGTCCATCACCCCGTACAAGCTGGCCGTCATCGAGCTGTTCTCTGATGAGTTCCGCCGTGATCTGACCGCCGTGTATGCGGAGCTGGCTCGCCGCCTGCCGAAGGCCTTGGGCACGAAGTTCGACGCGACCGTGCTGAACGGTACGGCGCCGGGGTCGAACTTCGATGTGCTGACCAACAGCACTGCCGTGACCGTGGACGCCACGGACACCATCGGCGATCTGGCCAACGTCCTGACGGCCGTTGGCGCGACCGGTGCTGACGTCACCAAGTGGCTGATCTCCCCGCAGGCCGAAGGCCGCATCATGACCGCGAAGGACGGCCAGGGCAACTACGCATTCCTGCGTGACGCTCGCACCGACTCCGGCGCCATCGGGTCCATCTTCGGTCGCGACGTTCTCAAGTCCAAGGCCGTCTACGCTGCCGGCACTCCGAACGTCATCGGCTTCGCTGGTGACTTCGCGAACTCCGCACTCTGGGGTTCCGTGGAGGGTATCAAGGTGGACATCACTGACAACGCGACCGTGAACAAGGGTGGTACCCAGGTGAACCTGTGGCAGCGCAACATGTTCGCCGTCCGCGCTGAGATCGAGGTCGGGTTCGCAGTGAAGAACGCGGCCCACTTCGTGAAGCTCACCGACGGTGCAACCGGAGGCGGCGAAGGCTGATGCTGCTGGTGAATCCGCACACCGGGAAGACGGTGGATGCACCGGAGAACCTGGCTGAGCAGTTGAAGGCTGCCGGGTTCACCGATGCTCCGACCGTGAAGCCCGCGACGAAGCCGCGTGGACGCCGTTCTACCAAAGCCGATTGAGAGGGGGCGGTCATATGCCGTATGTGACCCCCGACGACGTTGCTGCTCGCATTGGCCGCCCCCTCACAGCTGCTGAAGCTGAACAGGTTGCGGTCTGGGAGGCTGACCTTGTCGCTCTGGTGGAGGCGAAGGGTGTGGACCTTGCGGCGCGCATCGCGTCTGGTGCATTGTCCGCTGCTGTGGTGACTGCAGTGTTCGCGTCGGCAATCATCCGCGTGTTGCGTAACCCGAAGGGGCTACGCCAGCGTACGGAGTCGATTGACGACTACTCCATCACGGAGACAGTGGACACGACAGCATCTGCCGGCGCGATCTACTTGTCTGATGATGAGTGGGATCTACTCGCGCCAGGGTCGACTGGTGAGGCGTTCACGATTCGGTCCTATGGTGAGCCTGGTCATCGTTATGGTGCATGGGTTCATCCTGACCAGTGGGTGCCGTACTCATGACGGCGCCATCAGTGGTCATGGAAGGGCGTGCTGCAGCTGAAGCCCTGATGGGTGACGTATGCAAGGTGACGCGCATTGATGACACGGGCGATCCTGTCGTCTTGCCTGATGGGTCTGTTGGGTATCCGCGTGTGACCGTGTGGGGGCCTGGTGTTCCTGACGATGGCGGTGGGCGTTGCAAGGTGACGTCGGGGCAGTCCGCGAACGTTGCTGATAGTCCCACGGTTGGCGGTCACGCCTACCTGGTGGAGCAGCAGATGATCCACCTTCCGGTGTCGTCTCAGTGTCTGCCAGATGATGAGGTGGAGATCCTTGAGTGCAATCTTGACCCCGATCTGGTTGGCCTGACGTTCCGTCTGTCGGAGAAGCCGCGAGGGCGCTTCAAAACGGCTGACCGTTGGTCTGCGGATTTGGTGACGCGATGAGTGACGGTGCTGAGGAACTGCGCGGGTATGCCCGGGATCTTGGTGTTGTTGCGATGCATCTGACGCCGAAGGTCGCTGAGGTGATGGAGCGTGGCGCGGTTGAGATTAAGAAGCAGATGAATGCTGATCTTGCCGGGTCGCGTCACTTCAGGGGCATCGCAGGTTCAGTGAACTATGACCGCAAGGTTGGGGCCGGTTCGGTGGATTACGAGATTGGCCCTGACAAGGGGTCTCATGGTGGCGCGCTGGCGAATGTGGCGTACTTCGGTACGTCTCGCGGCGGCGGCACGGTGGACCTTGAGGGGCCGTGGCGTGCTGAGGCGGAGATCATCGCTGATCAGATTGACGCGCTGATGGGTAGGGAGGTTGGTGGGCTGTGACAGTTCATGCTGACTTTCTTGCTCGCGTGTCTGGGATTGTTGGCCCGGTTGTCGTCTTCGACGAGAAGGTGCCCGCGAAACCGCCTGCAGCGTATGTGCTGGTGAGTGCGATCAATCCGCGTCCGATCTCGCGTTCTCTGGCACGGTCCCGACATGGGTCGGATAACCGTTGGCGCATCACGGCGGTGTCCAACGAGCCTGTTGGGGTTCGGTCCATCTCCTCATCCCTGGATTCGTTGGACGGCTCTCGTGTTAGCGGGCAGCGGGTCGAGGAAGTGGACACGGGGATGGGGATCACGGAGGACGCTGACGTGATCGTCAACGGATTCCCGGTCTGGTACACCAAGCGGGATTTCCGGCTGCCGCAACCCATCTAGACAACCGCATGAGTAAGGCCCTCGTCGCATCCGCGACGGGGGCCTTACTCATGCCCGGAAACAGGAGGTGCGCGCATGTTCGTGCGCGTCAAGGACAAGGACACGCGCCACGAGTTCGACGTACCGGAAACGGACCGCCGGATCGGGGACTGCCTGTCCCTTGTCAACAAGCCCGCCTACCCGCCATCCGTGGCGCCGAGGCGGATCAAGTACAGCATCGCTCCCGCCCGGGACGCGGTGAACACCAAGCCGTCGCCAGTCAAGGCGGCGGAGAAGGAGGAAGCCCATCATGAGTGAGATCCCCTCTACCCCCGCTGACGGCAACGTCAAGGTCGTCTTCGTGCCGGCCATCGCCGACACTGCCGCTCCGAAGCTGTCCGAACTGACCGCCGCGTCCGTCGTGGATATCAGCTGCTACCTCACGGAGTTCACCCCGTCGGTGGATGAGTCCGAGATCGAGGATGAGCGCCTGTGCTCCACGGAGACGTTCGAGCAGCCGGGCCGCATCAAGCATTCGCTTGAGGGCACCTACATCGACAACACCAACTCGCCGGATGACGACCAGAACGCTGCAGCGGAAACGCTGGTGCGTGGTGTCGTCGGGTTCATCGTGCAGCGTCGTGGCGTTCCCTTCGATACCGCGTTCGCCGCCGACCAGAAGGTCAAGGTGTGGCCGATCAAGGCTGGCGTTCAGAACTCTGTCGCACCTGAGGCGAACTCGGTGCTGAAGACGCAGCAGAAGTTCTTCGTGACCGGCAAGACGACTGATTCGGTCGTCGCTGCTTGACCGTGTGCCACGTCATGCGTGGCACACCACCTGTTCCCCGTGCGTGCGTCCTATGTGGGTGGCGCACGCACGGGGTCAAACCCACATCACCCACGAGAACGGAGGCCATCATGGGCCTGACCATCAAACGTGCAGAGCGTGACGTGGCTGTTTGCCTGGACGGGACGCTTGTCGCGCAGTATGAGGCGTTGGATCGTGAGTCCAAGCAGGTGCAGATGGACGCGAATGCTGATCCGCGCCTGAACTCGCCGCACACGAAGCGGCTTGAGGATATCAAGGCGGAGATCGCGGATCTTGCGGAGAAGCAGCGGCAGGAGACTGTCACCTTCACACTGCGTGCGCTCCCCCGTGATGTGTGGGAGCAGCTCGTGAGCGAGCATCCTGCCCGTGAGGACAACGACACTGATGAGCAGTACGGGTTCAATACGGACACGCTCTACAGCGCAGCACTCGCATACACGGACCCCTCGCGCCCCGAGGTGCGCACCATCGTGAAGGTGGCAGACCACGACGGGAAGAGCGTGGAGTTCACGCCCGCCGACTGGCCGACGTTCGCCGCTGACCTGTCCACTTCGCAGCAGAACGATTTCGTTGTGCAGGTCGCAGTCCTGAACGTCGGTGAGAACACGGTCCCTACCGTGCCCAGCGAATGGAAGCGGACCCGGCCCACCGCCGTGAAGTCGAAGTAGCTCGCTCGCTGGGAATCTCCCACCGCCGATTCCTCGGTTGGGAGCCGGTCACCCGGTACCGGCATGACGAGAATGGTCGTGTCGTGGAGTCATGGCAGGAGTCTGAATGGTCTCTGCCGGAACGCGACAAGATGCTTGCTCTCGCATACTGGGACGCAGTCTACAGGTGCCCTGTGTGTGGTGGCCCGAAATCTGAATGCCAGGGCCCGGATGCTGAACGGAAACTCAGCCTGTTCGGCCCACCTGCCCGATGTCACCGGAAGACCGGAATCCTCCGCGAGGCGGAGCGTTGGCGTGACGACAAACGCCAGTACCCAGAGGCGCTGATCCCGCAACCACGTTCGGGATGAGCGATTTTCTTATGCCCTCACGGACCTGGAGGTTCATTCACAATGGCCAATCGCACCATCACCTTGAACCTCCAGGCACGTGTTGACGGGATGCTTTCCGGGCTTCGTCGTGCACAGTCTGAGACGTCCCGTACGGCGTCGAAGTGGTCTGCGATGCAGGCTGCTATCAGGAAGAACTCTGGTGCGATCAATGATGCATCCGGGACGCTGATCAAGTCTGGTGTCGCGATGGCGGCGCCCGCGTTGCTGGCGACAAAGGCATATGCGAAGTTCGACAAGCAGATGTCTTCGGTGTCGGCTGCCACGCACGCGTCAGCAGCAGACATGAAGGCGCTGCGTGCTGAGGCGATCAAGGTCGGTTCTGACACGAAGTTCTCAGCAACTGAAGCTGGCCAGGGTATTGAGGAACTGGCTAAGGCTGGCATCTCCACCAAGAACATCCTTGGTGGTGGGCTGAAGGGGTCTATGGACCTCGCGGCTGCAGGCAATCTGTCGGTTGGTGAGTCGGCGGAGATCGCCGCCTCGGCCATGACGCAGTTCAAGCTGAAGGGCACCCAGGTGCCTCACGTGGCGGACCTGTTGGCTGCCGGTGCTGGTAAGGCTCAGGGGTCCGTGCATGACCTCGGCGAGGCCCTGAACCAGGGTGGTCTGGTCGCATCCCAGACTGGTTTGTCGATTGAGGAGACGACCGGCTCCCTGGCGGCGTTCGCGTCCGCTGGCCTGACCGGCTCCGACGCGGGCACGTCGTTCAAGACGATGCTGCAGCGGCTGACTCCGCAGTCGGAGAAGGCCGCGAACCTGATGAAGGAACTGGGAATCAGTGCATACGATTCTCAGGGCAAGTTCGTTGGCATGGCGAACTATGCAGGACAGCTGAAGTCGAAGCTGTCTGGTATGTCGCAGGAACAGCGCAATGCGACCATGAGTGTTCTGTTCGGGTCGGATGCTGTGCGTGCCGCGTCGGTCATGTATGAGCAGGGCGCGAGCGGCATCCAGTCGTGGATCGATAAGGTCAACGATTCCGGGTACGCGGCTGAGACGGCATCACGCATGCAGGACAACCTCTCCGGCGACATTGAGAAGTTGGGTGGTTCATTCGAATCTCTGGCGCTCAAGTCCGGTGGTGGCGTGAATGATGGTCTACGCGCCCTGGTTCAGGGTGCCGAGGGTGTTGTCGATGCTATCGGAAAGATCCCTGCCCCGATCACGTCTACTCTGACCGTCCTCTCTGGGCTTGGCGGTGTTGCCGCTATTGCTGTTGGCGGATTCGGAAAGCTGTCCACCTCGTTCATTCAGGCACGCGACAACATGCGCCGGTTCTCGTCTGCGTTCCCCAAGACTGCTGGCGTGCTAGGCGACCTCGGTAAGGCTGCTGGGGTTACTGCTGCCGCTCTTGTTGGGCTGCAGGTAGTCAAGGGCCTCTATAATCACTTCAACAAACTTCAGACGTCTGCCCAGGACGCTACTGCCGCGCTGCTGCAGGTGAAGCAGGCTAAGGATGGCCTGGATGCCGGGAAGTCGATTGATGACTTGTTCGATCAGGGCACGTTCATGGGGATCGACTCTGCTATCGACGGAATTGGCGATAGCGTCAAGAAGCTGAACCCGGCATGGTGGGATCTGACTGGGCATCTTGGGAACTTTGGTGCTGATGTACTCAACATCAATAATGGCAACAAGCAAGCCGCAAATACATTCGACCAGCTCGATACGGCTATGGCGAAGATGGGCACTACTGCTGCTGGTCAGAAGGATGTTGCGAAGACCTTCGCGGCCATGTCTGACCAGGTGAAGAAGTCTGGTGGTGACGTTGAGGATCTGAAGCCGCGTTTTGAGAAGACATTCGCTGCGTTCCGCGCCCAGGCGCAAGCGCTGGACGTCGATCTTCCGGAGAAGAAGATCTGGAACTGGATCATGACGGGCAACGTCCCGACTGAACTGCAGAAGGCCGCGAAGGAAGCCAAAAGCACCGGTAAGAACGTCAATGAGGCGAAAGGTATTCTTGATAGTGTCACGGTCCCGCCTGCGCTGTCGGAGATCATTTCCAAGTTGACCGAGGCTGGTTCTGCTGCTCTTGGTGCGTCGAACTCCACGATTGCGTACAAGGAGAAGTTGGCTGGATTGTCGAAGGAGGCAGCCAAGTACAAGGACCTCGCCAAGGGTGGAAGCGAGTTCAACTTTGACACTGAGAAGGGTCGCGCTGCTCAAACTGTCCTGAATAACTTCGCAGCCTCCGCGCTTCAAGCATCGAGTGACATGGACAAGGCAGGGGCGTCTGCTGGAAAGCAGGTCGCCCACTTGTCCGAGTCCCGTGAGGCGTTCATCAAGAACGCTGTGGCGATGGGCTTGAACTCGAAGGCTGCCGCGAAGATGGCCGACGATTATGGTCTGATTCCGTCGAAGGTGTTCACGACTGCAGAGTTCAAGGAAGGTGACACGCGTAAGCGTGTCGGTGACATTGTCTCTGCGTTGAACACAATGCCGAAGGGCAAGAAGATCACCGTGGAGGACAACTCCAAGGGGACGATCAAGGCTCTTGAGGCGTTGGGCTTCAAGGTCAAGAAGATTCCAGGTACAAAGAAGATCGAAGTCACCGCGACTGGCGTCAAGAAGACATCTGGCGAGATCGATAAGGCCGCTGGCAAGAAGCGCGACGCTAAGATCGGTACCCACTCCGATGGTAAGGGCGGGAAGCAAGCCGACTCTGAGGCGAAGAAGAAGCGTGATGCGAAGATCGGAACCCATTCTGATGGTAAGGGTGGGAAGCAGGCGGATGCTGAGGCGAATAAGCGTCGCACGGCAACGTTGCGCGGTGTCGCTGAAACTGGTGGTGCTGAGGCGTCTCTGAATCATGCTGCTCGTGATCGTATGGCTCGGATCAGTGTTGCCGTCACAACGACGATCACGAAGGTGCAGCGCACTGTCAACGCTGCTGTGGCTGCAGCTGGTGGGAACGCTCGTACGGCGGCGCAGATGAAGCGGCACGGTGGAAAGCTCCGTGGTCATGCGGACGGGTATCGTCTGCCGCTGACTGGTCCTGGCACTGACAAGGTTGATGGGTTCACTGCGGTCAATGGTGACGGTGCTGCGATTGCTCGTGTAGATGCTGGCGAGTGGGTTGTGAATCGTCGCTCATCCAGTGCGTTCGATCAGACGCTGGCTCACATCAACCGTGGTGACCGTCGTGGCGCTATGGCATCGCTGTTGGCTGGGTATCGCACGGGCGGTGTAGTGGGTGAACTCCCCGGGCTGGCGTCGGGTGGCCGGTACCGGTGGGCTGGCCGTCAGGTCACGTATGCGACGCGTGCCGTGAGCCGTGCCAGCGCGAACTTGTCCAGGCAGAAGGCCCAGTTGCGTGCTGCGGAGAAGGCCGAGGCTGCGGCGCAGAAGCGGTTGGATCATGCGAAGTCGAAGGCTGCGAAGGCTCGTGCTCGTGCGGCGTTGAGTCGTGCGAAGGCGCGTGTGCGGGCTGAGACGAGGGATGTTACGGCTGCGGACAAGAAGCGCGAGCAGCGCCGCGACAAACTGCAGAAGGCTCGTGAGCGCCGCACCCGCCTGGGCGAGTTGGAATTCACGACCCGCCGTCAGCTCTCCCGTGGCGACTTCAAGGGCATGTACGGGGCCGGGAATTTCCAGGGCGTGGACGCGTTGTTCGAGCAGTCGAAGAACGCGGACCTCAGCAGGTATCGGCGCAAGCAGTTGTCGTCTCTGGCGTACAAGCAGGAAGCGAAGATCAAGTCGCTGACGAAGCAGTCGGACAGGCTCGCTGCCAGCCTTGAGAAGGCCACGGCGAAGCGGGATGAGCTGCTGCAGGTGAAGGACTCGGTCGCTGATTCGGTGCGTGGTGGTTGGTCGCTGTCTGACACGTTCTCGAAGTTGAAGGAGGGCGAGGTCAAGGGGCCGCTGTCTGCCGGGCGGTTCACGAAGTCGGCGACCAGGTCGGCTAACCGGATGATGAAGTTCTCCCGGCTGCTCGGTGACCTGCGGAAGATGGGCTACAACGAGGCCGTCGTCCAGGAGGTCGCGTCCATGGGATCCCAGGAGGGGTTCCAGGTTGGGACTGCCCTGGCGAAGGCGTCGAAGGGCCAGCGCCGCACGCTGAACAAGCAGTACGACCGCATGGATTTCTGGTCTGGGAAGGCCGGGGACCAGGTCACGGCGTCGATGTACAAGGGCGGTGTGAATGCTGCTTCGGGTGTCGTGAAGGGCATCGAGTCGCAGCAGAAGGCGATTGAGAAGGCGTTCACCAGGATGGCGAAGCAGGGTGAGCGGGCGTTCAAGCGTGCCCTGGGCATCCACTCCCCGTCGAAGGTGATGGAGGGCCACGGTGTGAACACGGTGGCTGGCCAGCTGCGGGGCGTGAAGGCGAGGACGCCGGACGCGGTGCAGGCCATGTTCGATCTGGGGAAGAAGCAGTCGGACGCGTATTCGGCGGCTGTGTCCACACCGTCGTATGTGGTGCCAGCGTCGGCTGAGGTCGCCCGGTATTCGGCGCAGCAGGGCGGGTCCGCGTACACGGCAGACGCTGTGGCTGCCGCCGTGTCGTCTGCGATTGCCGGGTACCAGCCGGTCGTGAACATCGACGGGCGGGCGTTCTACGGGATCATGCGCTCCACCGAACACCGGTACGGGACACGCCGCTAACCGCCATTGTAAAGCCGGGTGGGTCTGGTCCAGTCGCTGGAGCCAGGCCCACCCCCATGTTTGGGAGGGGTCATAGTGATCTATCTGGGAACGCCGGGCCGCATGGTCGGGTTGAAGTGCCCGGCGTCGCAGTCGGTTGAGCATGCTGACCGTGTCACAACGCAGACCACGTTGGAGGGCCGGGTGAAGGCGCAGGTGCGTCGTATTGGCCGGCGTGTGTGGACGGCTGCCACGTCGGAGGCTACGACCCCGGCGGACCAGGCGGCGATCCTGGGTTTCTTGTCTGGGGAGTGGGGTCCGGGACCGTTCCAGTTCATCAGTGCTGACGCGCCGGTCACGAACCTCCTCACCCCCGCGCAGTCCCTGTGCGACCCGTCGCTTGCGTACGGCACGAACATGCCGGGCGGCCCCCTGTTGTGCGGGGACGAGTGGGCGGGACAGTCGTGGCTGGACGACCCGGCCAACATCATTTGGTTCTCCCGGGACATGAACAACGTGACCCCTGGGCAGATGATTACCGCATCCGCATGGATTCAAGGTGAGGGCTCCCGGGTGAACGTGCAGTTCTACAACAATGAGGAGTCAATGGGCGTCGTGTCCTCGAGGCAGACCGGGATCGCGGCCCGTGCAACCCGGTTGTCGGTGACCACGACTGTGCCTGAGGGCGCAACCAGGGTCCGGGTGCGTTGCAATGGTGGCGCCGTTCAGGCCGCCCGGCCCGCACTCACCCTCACAGACCAGGTGCAGCCGTGGGCGATTGGCGAAGGGTGCACGGCTGCGGTCATCCATGCCGGGTCGAAGGAAGTCGGCCTCGCAGTACCGGGCGCCACGTACGGGTCCGTCTCATTCACGATCACGGAAGTCGGGTGAGCGCATGCAGACCGGAACTCTGACGGTCACCGACGCCATGGAATGGGTGTCGCAGATTCACGTCAACGGTGTGCCGCGTGAGCACGTGTCGTGGTCCGTCGACCGGGAGATCACCAACGACCTGCCCGAACAGGTCTCCGGTGGTGGCGGTGTCGCCCAGGCCACCGGGACGGTGACGTGGGCCGGTCAGGACGTGCAGTCCCGGCCCACGAGCCCATGGTCGCCCTCGTCCGGGTGGATGCCCCGACGCGGCGACAAGGTGCAGATCTTCGCCGGCACCACCGGGAACATGTTCTCCCAGTTCGTGGGCATCATCGACCAGACCACTGGCACGGTTGGTGACTCGCTGGAGTCGAAGATCGTGGACCGTATCGACGACTTCTCGACCGTGGTGGACATCCCGGCGATGGCGTCCCTGATGCCCGCACTTCAGGAGGACGCCACGCAGCCGCGCCGGGTGGGCCTCTCGAACCTGTATCACTCGGTGTACTGCCTGCGCGCCGCAGGTTTCCACACGGTTCCCGGCCCGGAGTACCGGGTGTGCTTGGACGTCCCGATGCAAGGATCCATGTGGCCGCACAAGGGCCAGGTGCTCACGTGCACGTCGAAGGACAACCCGAACACGCAGGGCGGCTCATACTCTGCCCCGTGGGGCACCTCCCGATCCAACACGGTCGCGACCTATACCCCCTCCCCGAATCGTGACGCGTCGGAGCCAGTACAGATCATGATGTTGCTTGCTCCCGGCCATGCGGGGACCGCGTTCGTCAGGTGCAACTATGCGGGCGGGCAGACTGTCGCGCTCCGTGTCATAGGCAACACAGTCCAGTTGCGCATCAACGCGGTCAACGTCGCCACGTGCCCGTTCAACCAGGCCACCATCGTGGAAGGCCTGATCTGGGGTAGCACCGCGGAAGTCCGCACCAACCTCGGGGCGACGGGCACCGGCACCGGAGGACTGACCGGCACCGCAACCTTGAACACGGTGGACCTGGACATTGATGCGGCCTCCCGCGTCGGATCATTCCAGGTGTCCCACCCATCCCGAGAACAGGACCGGTTCGCGTCCATCGGGTTCACCCCGTCTGCGGTCATCGACCTCGGCGACCTGCACACCGGCCAGTCCGCGATCCCCGCCCAAGACCAGAAGCCCGCCAGGGACATCCTCGACGAAATGTCGCAGGCCATCCTCCGCCCGTTCTGGATTGACGAGACCGGGGTCGCCCGCATGGTCGGTTCCGATTCCCTCTACAAGGGGTCACCAGTGAAAACCCTGACGACTCTGAACGACATCGTGAACCTGTCGTGGGAGGACGACATCCTCGCGGTCCGCAAGGAGATCCACGGAACCTACATGCTGCCGTCGGTGAACCGGCGCTCCCGATCCTCCCTGACCGTGTGGGAAGGCTCCGAGTCCATCGTCCTCAAGAACGGGGAGTCGCAGGACATCATTGTGGAGCAGCCCGGCGACGAGGACTGGATCCTCGTGGACGAAACGGTCCGCTACTTCACCGACACCACACGGTTCGCAATCAACCAGGGCATCGGCACATGGTTCGCCGCAACATACACGGACGGGGAAAACGAAGTTCTTTCCACCCCCTGGAACCCGGACAACGACTACCTGGACGTCACGTGGGAAAAGCTCGGCGCAAACAGGTACAAGATCACCCTGTCTGTGAAGAAGACCATGGCTGCCGGATACCAGTTGGAGATTCGCTCCTACTCGTCCGACAACGCGCCCGCGAACACCAGACTGTGGCCGATGTGGTGGGACACGACGATGCCGATCATCCGGGCACGCGCCCGGGTGAAGTGGACAACCGAAGACCTCACCCCCGTCCAAACAGGGGCGACAGTCGGGTCCACGTTGGAACACGACTTCGGGCCGTGGGCGACCGGCTACAACCCAGATGACCGCACCGATGCCATCGACGACATCGTGGCGTTTCTGACCGACCAGGTGAAGGAACCGCACCCGCGCATCAGCGGGCTGGGTGTCGTCTACGACCCGCGCCTCCAGTTGGGTGACGTGGTGACCGTGTCCTCCCTCACCCTGCTCGGCGTCACGTTGCGCTGCCTCATCATCGGGGTCTCTACGCAGGCCGGCACGGACGGCATCAGCCAGTCCCTCACGGTCCGCATCATCTCCGCGCAAGGCAACCTCGAAACCTACGACGAGTTCGAGACGAAACCGGAGATCTCCTACACCCAGTGGGAAGCGCTGACCGCGCTGACCTACACCGACTTCAACACGAACGGAGAATAACCGATGGCATCCTCCACGACGCCGCACGGACTCCCCATCATCGAAGGCGCGGACTACATCCGCTCCGCCTCGTCCGGGAACCTGCACACCGACATCAACAGCCTGGCAACGAAAACGAATGCCGCCCTGTCCACCGTCAAGGGCCAAGCCATCGAGGAGGCCTCCGACCGGGCGGAGTCGGTGGCGCAGCAGATCGTTGGGTGGGGCGTGGACCAGACTGCCATCCCCACGAGGGGCGCCCCGGAAGGGTCCGTGTACGCGTGGGCTGATGTGACCGGGCGCGTGTCCATGACCATCGACGAGGACGCCGCACTACACCTGCACCGCGACCCGTTCTCCCCGTCCATGCGCCCGCTCACCGTCTCGCAAGGGTGGCGGTGGGGCGTGTCCGATGAGGAAGGACACCTCACCGCAGCCGTCGACGACAGGGGCAGTTTCCAAGTTTTCCGGGGTGCTGGCGCGAAGACGGCAATCCTCGGGCAGGTCGCTTGCATCGGTGATTCCCTCACCAACGGGTACTCCGGCGGGTCAACATGGCCGGCAGCACAGTCGTGGCCCATGCAGATGGCCGCGAACCGGCCAGACCTGACGGTCACGAAACTCGGGTTCAACGGGAACACGACCGACGAGGTACGCCTCCGTGTCGGCGCACTCCCACTCATGATCTCCGGGGCCACGGGCAACACGATCCCATCCACCGGGACCGTCAACGTCACCACACGCCAGCAGGTCGGGTGGGGCACCGCGAATGTGGCCGTGGCCGGAACCATCGCCGGCATCGGTGGCACACTCACGCACGACGGGTCCACCCTCACGTTCACCCGAAACGGGCAAGGCGACCCGTACACCATCACCGCACCCGTCCGGTTCGTGCCCAACGTTGACGACTACTCCTCCCACAACGTCGTGCTCTGGGTTGGACGCAACGACATCAACTCCGGTGTCACCGGGGCGGAAGCGTCCACAGCCGAGCACGTGGTCGCCGGCGTCCTCGAAACCGTCGAATGGTTGGCGCCCAGAACGAAGTCCATCGTCGTGGTGTCGGCGATCAACCAGAACAAGGAACCACGCGGGCACGAGCGCTACCAGGTCGTCCAAGACATCAACGCGGGGCTGAAAGCAGCCCTCCCGCACAAGTTCCTGGACATCCGGTCCTACCTCGTGAACCAGGCGATCTACGACGCCGGACTCACCCCCACCGCAACCGACCTGCAGAACATTGCCGACGACTGCCCACCCGCGCAGATCTGGGACGACGGCTCCCACTACCTGCCCATCGTGGCACCGCACGTCGCGGCATTCATCCAGACCCGACTCGAAGCGAAAGGCCTCATCTGATGGCTGGCATCCTCTTCACCTCCCCTGGCACCTACACCAACGCGGCCGACCTGCCCCAGGTCTCCACCGTGCACGTCACCCCCATCCCCGGCGCACACGCCGACTGGGCCGCGAACCAGCTCGCCCCCGGCACCGCGTCCTCATGGAGTGACCTGACCGGGTCGGAAACGCTCCGCTCCCAGTCCAACCCCTTGCAGTGGCCTGCAGTCGGCGGGACCGGTGTCGGACGGTACCTCGCATTCGACGGAACCAACGACCGCATGGACACGCCCATTGTCAAGTCCTGGGTTTTGTTGAGGGTCAGCGGTTGTTGAGTTTCAGGCCGCGGTGGCGGTCTGGTCGGGGCCGGTGTGTCCGGCCCAGTATTGGGCTTCGACTTCCGTAGGGGTGCGGTAGTCGAG